AACTTTGCCTACCTCACTTGGTGGCTTCGTTGTTGATACTTTCGCAACTCGCCCAACCATTGATGCTATTGGTGGTGCTTCTGCACTTCCAGCTTCTGGCATGTCATTCACCATTCCACGCCTACTTCAGGAACCAACTGTTGCATTGACCGCTGAAGGTGCTGCACCTTCAGAAACCGGGACTACCTCAGATTACATCACCGTTTCAGTAGGCAAGTATTCCGGCATAAATCGTGTGAGTTTCGAACTTTTGGAAAGAAGTGCACCAGACTTTGGAACGCTACTTCTTCGCGAAATGCAGAAGGCTTACGCTAAGGCAACTGATAACGCTGTTATCGCCAGTTTGACTGCAAATGGTACGGCTGCAACTGCTCAGGCTGGAACTATTGCAGGTCTGCAAGCATTCATGGCTAAAGAAGGCCCAGCAGCTTATGTTGCAACTGGTGGAGATTACGCCACTGAACTTGTAACTTCTGGCGCATGGTGGAGTGAACTGTTGTCAGCAAATGACGATAGCAAGCGTCCATTGTTCTCGGCACTTGTTCCAAGCAACGCAGCAGGTTCGGCATCTATTCGAGAGGCTAACGGAAACGTATTCGGCGCCAACTACAGGGTCGACCATAACATCAGCACCGCTGGTTTGATTGACGAATCCGCATTCCTTATTGCACCTGATGCAGTACAGGTTTGGGAATCACCAACCACGCAGCTTCGTGTCAATGTTTTGGCATCTGGTGAAGTTGAAATCGGATTGCATGGTTACCTTGCAGTTTCCGTTCTTAAGGCTGGCGGCGTTCGTCGCTTCAACCTTACATAATAGACCGAGAGGGGCAGCAGCCCCGGCTGCCCCTCTCACCTAACCTTTAAGGAAAATCATGGCACTCGTAACACCAGACGAACTCAAAGTCGCGTTAGGTGTTGGTGACCTCTACACCGAGGATGTTTTGCAAGAGTTTTGTGATGCCGCTGATGCGCTAATCAAAGACATTGTTACAGCAGCCTCGTACACATTAGAGCCAGCCGCTATGCGTAAAGCAGCAGTTGCTTTAGCAGTGGACATTTTCCAAGGTGAACGCGCCCCCGGTGGTTCACCAGTAGGTGTGGACTTTCAACCGTCACCATTCCGCTTTGGTCGTTCCCTAACTTCCAAGGTCACCGGGCTACTTGCCCCTTACCTTGAAATTGAAGGAATGATTGGCTGATGTCATTTGCAGCTTTAAGAGAATCTATCACCGACTTATTTGGTGGAGTTACTGCCAATGTTTATTGGTGGGTTCCTGAAGTTGTTATGGCTCCAGCAGTAGTGCTTGTGCCTGATGATCCTTACATTTCGATTGGCCCTATTCGGCGTGGTACTTACCGCGTTTCGTATCGGGTCACTTGCCTTGTAGGTATGCAGGACAACAAAGCGGCTTTGGCTAACCTTGAAGACCTTGTACTAAATTGCTTGTCGGCTTTACCGTCAGGCTATGTTGTCGGTGAAGTTTCAACGCCAACTACACTTAATCTTGGACAGGCTGACCTGCTTGCTTCTGAGTTCTCAATTTCTGTCATGGAAGGCAATTAAAAATGACTGCAACAACAATTATCACCGGGTCAGATTTGACACTCACTATCGCGACTATCTCTTACAACGATCAGGCCGCAAGTGTCACCTTGTCCCTAGAAAACGACCAACAGCAATTTGAGGTGCTAACTGGCACTTCATACAAAACCTTGAAGACCACTGGCACTTTGACCATTGAACTTATGCAGGACTTTGGCAAGGCCTCTGGTTCTATTTGTGAGGCTCTTTGGGCTGCTGCGAAGTCTGCACCTGATACAACTTTGGCTTTCACCTTTGTTGCTAACACTGGCGCAACCTTTACTGGAAATGTTTACCCTGCGTACCCTGATGCAGGTGGCTCAGCTTCTGATGCACTTATGGCAACTGTTGAATTAGTTATTGACGAAGGTTCGGTGACTCTAGCCTAATGAAACTTAATCTCAAGGTCACTATGACGGACGGTGCCTCACATGAGGTAGTCGCTGGGGTTCCCGACATTGTTGCTTGGGAGCAGCGTTTCAAAAGCAAAGTCAGCGACTGGTCAAACGGTGTCGGTCTATCAGACATGGCATTCTTGACTTGGAACTACCTGAAGCGAACTAATGTAACACCATTAAATTATGAACAATGGTTGCTGGGTGTTGAGGAAATTGAAGCCTCTGATGCTGACCCAAAAGCCACCGAAGCGGAAGCCTGAGTTACGCGCTTACGCTTCTCGCAGTTGAGACTGGCCTCTGGTGGGACGAACGCTCACCAGAGGACATTCTCACAGCCCTTGACATTATGAAGGCTAAACATGGCAAATGAGCAAGCACCTAAGGTGACGGTGCGAATTGACAATGCCGCAAGTGTTCGCCGTCAGTTACGAGAAGCTGCACCTGATCTATTGAAAGAAATAGATAAGGCTAACCGTGAAGCTGCTAAACCTATTTTGGCTTACGCTAAAAGTATTGTGCCTAATCAGGCACCTATTTCTGGGTGGGCGCATGCTGGCCGTACCGGGTGGAATAGTCAGGCAGTGCAAAAGGGCATGGTGTTTCGGGCTGGCCGCCAGTCTCGCAGTAGCAGTTACCGTTCACTTTTAGAGTTTCGCCAGAACAATGCTGCTGGTGCTATCTTTGAAGTGTTAGGGCGCAGGGGACAACCTAAGACCGAACAAGGTCGTAGGTTTTCTGATGTTATTAGGAAACGGTATCCAAGGGTTAGCCGCCTTTTGTGGCGCGCTGTTGATGACATGGGGCTAGACCGTTTGCAACAAGAAATTCTTGAGAATTACAGAAGTTTTGAAGTTAAGTTGAACGCAAGATTGGAGAACACAAGTGGCAATTAAAGTTCCCATTATTTCAACTTTTGACCCCAAAGGTTTTAAGAAAGCAAGCAGCACCCTAGATAAGTTCGGCAAAGTTGCCAACGCTGTTCTAGTCGGGTTCGCTGGTGTTGCCACTCTTGCCGCTAAAGCCGCTGTTGAAGATGCCGCAGCTGCAACTACTTTGGCTATTACTTTACGAAATGTGGCCGGTGCTTCTGAGTCGGCTGTTGCTGCTACTGAGGATTACATTTCAGAATTGACTTTGGCTACTGGTGTGGCTGATGAAAAGTTGCGCCCTGCTTTGGATCGTCTTGTTCGTGCTACTGGTGATGTGGCTGAGGCTCAAGATTTACTTGGTTTAGCGTTAGACATTTCTGCTGGTACTGGTAAGGATTTACAGGCTGTCACTGAGGCCTTGTCTAAGGCTCAGGAAGGCACTTTTACGAGCCTTACACGCCTTGGTACTGGTCTGGATAAGGCAACGATTGCTTCAGGCGATTTAGATACCATTATGGCCTCATTGTCGGATACCTTTTCAGGTCAGGCTGATGCTGCTGCTAACACTGCCGCTGGACAATTTCAACGGTTGCAGGTTTCTTTGGCTGAAACGCAAGAAACCATTGGCTACGGTTTGCTGCCTATCATTAACAAGTTGCTGCCAGTGTTACAGAAGGCTGCCAAGTTTGTTAAAGAAAACACTAATCTTGTTGTGGGTTTTGCTGTTGGTTTGGCAAGTTTGGCTTTAATCATTAAGGCTGTTCAGGCTGCCACGATTCTTTACAACGCTGTAATGCTTGTCATGGAAATCAACGCCAAGCGCGCAGCTGCTGGTCAGGTTGCACTCAATTTGGCTTTGTTGGCTAACCCAGTTGTTCTGATCGTGGCAGGTGTAATCGCCCTGGTCGCAGCCCTAGTTTTGGCTTACAAGAAAAGCGAGACCTTCCGCAACATTGTGGACGGTGCGTTTGAGTGGGTTAAAAATGCGGCTGGTAGTTTACTAGAGTTCTTTAAAAAGATACCTGCATTCTTTGTGCAAACTGCTAAGACTTTAGCCAATGTAATCACTACGCCTTACCGTCTGGCTTTTGCTGCTATCGCTAAGTTGTGGAACGCAACCATTGGCGGCTTAAAGTTCAGCATTCCTGAGTGGGTTCCAGGTATCGGTGGCAAAGGTTTTCAAGTGCCAAGACTGCCTGAAGGTATCCCAGCACTTGCCAAAGGTGGCATAGTCAGCAAGCCAACGCTTGCCCTAATTGGTGAGGCTGGGCCTGAAGCCGTTGTGCCTTTAAGCGGTAAGAATGCCCCCGGTGGAATCAACATAACAGTTAATGGTGCGCTTGACCCTGAAGGTGTCGCACGATCCATTGAGCGCATTCTGAAGACTTCTAAGATTCGTGGCGGAACTTATGCCTAGACCAATTCGGCTGAGTGTTACCACTTCACCTTCAGCTGCTGTCTATTACACAGATGACACACTTGACGGTGTAACTATTACTTACGGCAAAAGCAGCCAGTGGGAACAGGCCCGCGCACCTTACATGAGTGCACAAATTCTTTACACTTCTCAACCAAACATCACTTTGGGTTCGCTTGTTGTGGTGGAAATGGAAAACCACACTCCTGCGTGGCAACCAATTTTCACTGGTTATGTGACTGATACTTCAGCGCAAATGTTGGGACTTAATCAGTTTGTTTTGCAGCTGACAGCCACTGGAACTTTGGGCACTTTAAGTGAGAAACTTGTGGGCAGCCTTGGTTTCCCAGCACAAACCATTAACGAACGAATCACAGCAATTTTAGGTGAAGCATTATCGGCTAGACCTATCAACGATTTAACTGGCACTATTGACAGTAACACTGGCACAATTCAAAACTGGGATAACTATTCGGTTGGCGGTTCCACCTCAACAGTTATGTTGGCACCTTACACCGGGGGCATCACTGATGCTAACAGTTTGCTAGTCCAAACTTGTCAAGAAACCTTTAGCGATCTAGTTGAAACTCCTACTGGTGCTTTACAGTGGAGAGAAGTTGGCTACAACACTGGTGGCATTGGTGCACCTTCAGGTGACGCTATTCTGCAAGACCGTCTGGCTGTGGTTGTGGACGGTCAGAATAGGTACAGTTCGGTAAACATTGACGGCCCAGACTTTGACGGCATTTACACTTTGCAGCCTTTGGTTACCCAGTTTGGTTTGAGGTCTTTTGATTGGCAAACAAGTGTCAGCGGAACAACTGACCCGGTGGCTTTGGCTACCTCATTTTTGGCTAATAGTGCTAATGCTGGTGTTAGGCGGCTTGAAGGTTTAACACTTTTGTTAGATGAAACAACCACAGGGATTCAAAACACACTTATTAACGGTGTGCCTTTTATGGGTCGGCTAGTGACAACAAATGTTCCAAGTGGTTTCTATTCTCGTATTGGTAACCGCCATTACATTATGGGTTGGTCATGGAATTTAACAAGAAGTAACCAAGAAATCAGTTTTAATTTACTACAATCAGGCGTGATAGGAGCGTAATGAGTACTTTACCAAGTGGTGCCCCATACATGGAGGGCACTGACCTTAATAACACTATTGACACTTACACATTTGACAATGCAACCTACTGGGACGGTCGCACACCTTTGGGATTTAAGAATGGTACAGATTCGGTGTCTGTTCCAAACGCAACTGGCACAAATAAAACAGTGACCTATGCTTCAGCGTTTCCTTCCGGTTCAACTGTTGTTGTGCTCCCAGTAATTACTAGCAGCCTAAGCGGTCTTATCAGTGTTATGGTCACAGCTTCAAGTAACACTGCTTTTACTTACCGCATTTACCACACTCTAGGTTCAACCACCACTATTAACATTAGTTTCATGGCTTTTAGGGTGGCGTGATGAGTTGGACTCTTGCCCCTGCCCTTGTGCAGCTACGCCGTGAGGTGGATTTGTATGCCCCGAAACGCTCACGCAAGTCAGATGGAACCATTGGAGATGCTGCTCACTCGTCAAGGGTCAGCGATCACAACCCCAATGAGGCTGGTGTGGTTTGTGCCATTGACTTCACTCATGACCCCAAGCATTTTCACGCCCACAAGTTCGCCGAGCAGCTTAGACAAAGATGCCTACGAGTAGAGGAAGTTCGGGTGAACTACATTATCAGTAATGGCAAAATTGCCTCTAAGTCTGGTAAGTGGGTTTGGCGCGACTATGACGGTTTGAATGCTCACAAGTCTCATGTGCACATTTCGTTGCACCAGAAACCACGCAAGTACAACAGCCCCGGTAAGTGGTGGGTGCGGAAATGGATTGAGGAATCATGATTGCAGGTAAGCACAATTTCACAGCAGATTTTGGGCAGAAATGGGTAACGGTTGTCACTGTTACTGATGATGAGGGTGACCCTATTAACTGGACTGGGTGGCATGGTAACTTTTCTTTGGCTGCCCCAGCTGAGACTGACATTGAGCAGGTTGAG